CGCCCGAAGCAAAAGATTCAATGAGCCTAGAACAATGGATGGCAGATTTTACTATTGATAATAATAGAGACTTAGATCAATTAATGTTCAATACATATCAGTTAATAGAACATCTAAAAGTCCGGAGTTAAATCTCCTTGCTTCCAGCGTATACCTTCTTTTTGCACAATACGTTGACAATTAGCGCATATAGTTTTTAAGTTATTTGGTCTACAATTTTCTAAATTTCCGTCAACATGAAATACATTAAATTGTTCTGGATGCTTAGATTTAAACCCGCATTTCTCACATGCATTTTTTTTAACGTATCCTCTTTGCTCCCATAAAGGAATACCGTGTCCTGCACCATTGCGTAAACATTGCTCGCATTTTTTACGGTAATATGTCCTGCCATCTTTCTTGTAATTAATAGCAGCCGGTCTTTTACCGCATACACATAAAGGTCTCATACTGTATTTAGCTCACCTTTTTGGTACCTTTTTTAGGTGTGTATTGCAGGTGTTTTATTAATTAAATGGTAAATATACATATAGAACAACTAGTCATCCAAATAGGAGAAATAACATGGCATTAGTATCACCAGGCGTAGAAGTCAGTGTAATTGACGAATCATTCTACACCCCAGCAGCTGGCGGCACTGTACCTATGATTTTTGTAGCAACTGCTAGTAATAAACTTTCAAGCAGTGGCACAGGAACAGCATCAGGTACAACTAAAGCGAACGCTGGTCAACCTTACTTAATCACCAGTCAGCGAGAGCTTGGTGAAACATTCGGCGATCCATTATTTTATAGTGACGCATCAGGCAATATGATCCACGGTGGAGAGCTTAACGAATACGGACTACAAGCTGCTTATTCGTCATTAGGCGTTTCAAATCGTGCATATGTAGTTAGAGCAGATATTGACTTAGCTGAATATAAAGCAAGTGCAACAGCACCAGGCGGCGCACCAGCAGACGGTGCATGGTGGTTAGACACGCTTGCAAGTGAATTTGGTATTTTAGAATGGAACGGCGCAGCAATTACAACTGTAGGCGGACAAACGTTTTCAAGCAAAACACACATTGCTATTACATCAAGTGATGACTTAGATGGTAGTGATTTACCTAAACAATCAATTGGCGCTATTGGTGATTATGCTATTGATCATTCAAGCAATGATAATAGAGTATTTTATAAGTCACCAGGTTACGGTGCATCACAAGCAACAAGAACAGCAAATGCAGGCAAATGGGTTGCACTTGGAAGTAACGAATGGGCAGATAGTTATCCAGCAGCAACAGGCTCTAATGCGCCAGCAGCCGTTGATGCTACACATACAATCGTACTAAATGGTGTTTCAGTCGTTGCTGGCGGTACAACATTTACTGATGTAGTTGCAGCAATTAACGCAGCAGCGGTAACAGGCATAAATGCTGCACTAGTTGACAGTAGAATTAAAATTTATGTAGATTCTACTGCAATTGCTGACGAAGGCGGCGTAGGTACTACTGCTACAGGAACAGTTAGTATTGCAGAAGGCAATGGAACACTA